CCCGAGGACATCCGGCGGCTGCTGCGGGCCTATATCAAAGGCACGGAGCAATGACAACAGCGCGGGCGGGAAACCGCCCGCCACGAAAAGGGAGTGAAAGCAATAGAAAGCACTGCAAAGCCGAAGCGCAAGACGCATACCAGCACGGCCGTAACGCAGCGATACCACGCGAAGACTTACGACCGCATGGTCGTATCGCTCCGCAAGATCGACGACGCCGACGTGATCGCAGCCATTGCGGCGCGGAAAGCCTCTGGCATGCAGACGTCGGACGCGGTAAAGTCGTTGATCCGTGAAGCGCTGGACAAATAAAAAACCCGCTCCCGTGTTAGCGCACGTTACGGAGCGGGCCCCCCCACCAAATCATCACAAAATCATGGAGGTATTACTATTATGACACAGACCACCGAAAAAGTCAACTACGATATCCGCGAAAACCGGGAATTTGCATCCCGAGAAGTCACCTTTGACGGCAAGCCCTCCGCAGCCGTCCGCACCGCGCTGAAGGCGCTCAAAATGCGCTGGCACGCCGCCAAAAAATGCTGGTACGGCTACGCTTCCGAGCGCGAGATTATCGCCGCCATCCTGGGCGCGTCGGCCGATGAGCCCGCCGAGACCGCCCCGACCGTCTCGGCCGACGGCTACCTCGGCGGCGGCGCCGTCTATGGCAGCAAGTCCGGCCAGTACCTATATGGCGCCGAGCTGTCCGCAGCCATCCGCGCCGATATCAAGCGCGCGGGCATCAAGGGCGTCACCGTGTCCTGCAAGACCTATACCGGCGGCCAGGCCCTGACCGTCACCATCAAGGCCCCCGCCGCGCTGCTCCGCTCTCGCGCCGACTATGTGGCCGCATACCGGATCCCCGCCGGTATGCCGTGGATCGACACCGGAGACGGTCCGGCCATCCACTCCGGCACCTATTGGGATATGCCCGCCGCCGATCAGGAGCGCATCCGCGCCGCCGCTGCCGCTTACGCCTACGATTGCGCCATGTCCCGCAGCTACAACACCGTCAACCAGTACCATCTGGAGACGTCCGCCGACTGGCTCAACGCCGACGGTCTCCGGCTGCTGCGGGCCGTCGATAACATCATCCGCGCCTACCACTATGACGGATCTAACTCCATGGTAGACTACTTCGACACCAATTTTTACTATGATATCAAAGTCAAGTGCATTCCGGGCTCGGCCTCTGCCGCCTGATGGATACACGACAAAACGCCGGGTGCACTTAGCACCCGGCGCCCCGCCGAAAAAGAAAGAAAAGAAAGGAGATCCCGCAAACCCGGCAAGCCGTGGCCCAAACGACTTGTTGATTACAGTATACAGGCTCCCGTGACGGAGTCAACCCCCACGCCAGAAAATAATTTGCGGGCACTGCCCGCCCTACATCGAAAGGAGATAACACCATGGAAGACAAGATCATCCTCACTCTGACGCAAGAAGCTTACATTACCGGCCCGCACGAAGCCCCGCGGTTTGAAGCCGCGGCCATTGACCCCGAAGGTGAAGATTACATGGTCCATTGGACCATCACCGACGACGACGTCCGCAACGGCACGGCCGACGATTGGGGCTGCGCCTGCGATTGGTCCCACCCCTCCGCCATCTACCGCGGCGGGGACGACGTCACCGGCCAGATTGGCCGCATCGTCAACACCTACGGGCAGACGCTCTGACCTCATAAATTCACCCCGGCGCACTTTTGCGCCGGGGTTTTGCTATGCCCCTGTGGGCCTATGGGCTGCCCTGTGCGGGCCGTTCTCCCGCCGGGCTAATCGCACGCGTGCGTTACCGGATCGCACGCGTGCGTTGCGCGTGTTATCTGTTGTCGCCGATAATGACGCGCCCAGCGCACTCGCGGCCGCGCAGCTCCCAGCGGATCATGCCACGGATAGACGGATTGGTCCCGATCGCCTTGATCTCGCAGCGCGGATTATGCTCCAGCAGTACGCGAAACACGGAATCGGTAAATCCCGGCCCCAGATACGGCACGCCGCTGAAATCAAACGTCAGCCGGTCATAGTCCTGCAGCATGCGCCGCACGCGCTCCCCCGTCGGTCTGGCCGTCAGCTGGCAGAGCTGCGCCATCTCCGCAAAACGCACAATCGCCCCGTTGTCACCGTCCGGCACGACTTCCGGAATCGGCAGAGAATAAGTGTCATCCATCGCATAGCCCCTCCTATATGGATTAAGCCCCGCGGCGCTGCCGTGGGGCCTTTGCCCTATTATATCGGGTCCCATGCCCTTTGCAACCCTCTATGCAAAAAAGCAGCACCCTTTTCGGTGCTGCTTTTCTTATTCCCCGAGCAATTCCCGCGCCCGCTGTTCGATCAGCTCCCAATCCTCCGGCCGGAGGTTAAACAGCATCCGGGCCGCCCTCTGCTGGATCTCCGTCGGCTGATTGCCTAAAAACCGCCCGGCCATCTCCGTCAGCTCCTGCAGGGCGTCCCTCGGCGGGAACATATCGCCCTCCCCCGTCCGCAGCCACGTTTCCGATACGCCGAACTCGCGGCAGATCAGCGCAATAACGGAATCCGTCGGGATATTGCGGCCAACCTCGTAATTTGCGATCGCGCCGCGCTTGATATGCAGCCGATCGGCAAATTCCTGCTGCGTCATCCGCATTGATTTTCGCAGCTCTTTGATGCGCGTTTCCATCGTCTCACCTCCTTCCTTCACCACAATAGTACCACGCAGGAAACAAAAAATCAAGAACTTTTGCAACGAAATCACAAAATGGTATTGACATTTGCGATTTTGTTGCTTATAATTGTAACATAAACACAGCACAGCAACACCTAATTGCAAAAGGAGGCCAGCCCATGGAAACAAAACCCACCCCCGCAGCCCGCAGGCAGGCGGCCGTTGCCGTCCTGCATCCGGCGTTCCTCGAAAAAGAGGATCGCGCCATCGACGCGATCAAGAAGTGGACCGACGTGCTCGCGGTCGGCCCGGCCTCCGTAGAAGAATGGAACTATCACCTGATGCGGCAGGCCATCGCAGCCGTGCTTGAAGCGGCGGATACGTACCGGGCGGCCGTCGGGCTCGCCGGTGCCTGATAGACGGGGAGGCCTGAATGAGCTATTCCAACCGCACCAGCTACACGCTCAGCACCAACCGCACCAGCACGCCGAAAGAGACCTTCCGCGATCTCTTCCCGGAGCATTTGGAGTCCTTCGACGTGCTGGCGCAGCGGCTCACAAAGTGGCGTCAAGCGCTCTACACCGTCCCGGACGGCGCGGCGGAGTCTGTCGCGTTTGTGGAGCTGCTGAACGCCTTTGACGCCGCGCAGCACAGCGTGCTCCAGCTGCGGAACACCGTCCGGGCGAAGTACCCGGAGGAAAGGCCATGATGCCCGGCCGAAAGCTCCCACCGCCAGAGGCGCCGGAACAGGATATCGAGCGCTTTGCCGGGATGCTCCGCGCGAGCGTGTTTGACGCCACCGCGACGGCGTCCCGCCTGATCGAACTCGCCAGCCGCAAGCACGGCAGGAAAGAGCTGGCCGACACCCTCGATGAGCTGGGCGACGACCTGAACACCGTCGCCAGCCTGGCGGCAGTATTGTACGGCCTCGGCCTGAAGCATGCCGACATCCCGAAAAACCCACTGAAAAAAGAACAGGAGGAATCACAATGACAACCGAAAAAATGGTGCAGCGCGCCCGCAAGCGCATGCTGGAGGCGCAGGACGCCCGCAGGGCGGCCGTGAAAGCGTGGGTCGTGGAAACGGCCGTGACCGCGTCCCCGGCCGCTGAGCGCGAGGCATGGCGCTCCGTGCTGCAGGCCCGCGCCGCAGAGCGCTCCGCGATGGAAGCATACCGCCACGCGGCGGCCGCGCGGAAGCGCGAATACGAACGGGGAGGTGAAAGAGAATGACGCTTAACGACGCACAGCGCAGAGATGCGCAGAAATTGCTCGCTCTGGCCTCGGAGCTGCCTGCAGAGCAGCTCGCACGGCTGCTCATCTACGGTGAGGCGCTGCACGATGCGATCGAGCTCGCCAAAGCCGGAAGGCTATGAAATTAGGAGGTACATATGGCAAGCCTTAGAGTGTTAACCGAGTCCGATCTGAAAGCGCTCCCCCGCATCCGCCCCGAGGACGCGGCCCGCTACCTCCAGAGCGGCGTTACCGCACTGGAGATCAGGATGAAGGCGCAGGAGGGGAAATGCCCCTTCTGCCGCGCCGAAAAGACCCCTGGCGCAAAGACGTGGCACTATCGTGTCAACCTGTCTCTGCTGATCCAGGCCAAAAACGGGGAGTTCGGAGTCTGGTAAACGGCCCCGACCCTTATAGGAGCCTTTGCCGAGCCTTTCCGGAGAATTTATATAAGGTATCGGGAAGGTTCCGGAAAGGTTGGCGAAAGGTTCCGGAAAGGTTCCGGAAAGGTTAGCGAAAGGTTAAGGTAAGGTTCCCGAAAGGTTCGGTCAACACCTTCCTGAAACTTTTCGAAATGTCCTTTCCCCTTCTTTCCCCCCTTCTTCCCCCTCTTTCTTCTTCCCCCCGGACCCCCTAATATCTATTACCCCTATTATCCCCTCTATTTTCCTCTATCTCTTGTCACTGTTCAGCGTGAGCGCGCGAGGCGCGAAGGGGCAAAAGCCCGATCCGCTGAAACCCGAAAATCTGCCGCCCGGCACTGCCGGAGCCGAAAGGAGAAAAACCCATGACCGCCAGAAAACCCGCCGCCGCTGCCGACCGCATCGAGGCCGCGCAGTTTGCAGCCCTTGCCGCAAAAACCGACCGCAGACTTGCAGCCGCCCGCCTCGCAGAGGCCGAGCTTGCCGCGGAAACGGCCGCCCGCCGCACCCGTGCCGCCGTCCGCGCCCATCGCCGGGAGGAGCACCGCATGGTGCTGACGACCGCAGCCGTTGCCTGTGTTGGCTTCGCCGTCCTGCTGATCCGGTCCGCCCCGTGGTGCACCGTCGCCCTGTCCGCCATTGCCGCCGTGCTGCTGGCACGTGTTCCGCAGGGAGGCGCCGAGCAATGAGCCAAGGATCGCGTTATCTGCTCGTCTCCCTGCTGGCTGGCTTGTGGGCCGAGACCGGCAACGCAGCCGCGTTTGACGACGAGCTCGCCGCGCTGTGCCGCGAGGCGAAAGGCATAGCCACCAACGCGGGACGCACCCCGGAAGAGCTGCGCTGGTGCGAAGGCCGCCGCGTCCTGGATGCGCGCAAAGCCCTCCGCCTGACGCAGCAACAGGCCGCCGCCCGGATCGGCACGACCGGGGCAACCATCTCCGGCTGGGAAACCGGGACGAACTACTGCGACGCCGACGTTGTCATTGCCGCACTGCGAGACCCCGAGCATAACAAGCTCCCCCGCCGCTTTGTAGCGCCGAAGCCCCGGAAGGAGGACAGGCCATGACGTACTGCAGCATCCTTCCGCCTCTGCCCGTCCCTGATCTGCCGCTCGACCCGCCGGACGAACCGGCTCCGATCGGCTGCTGCGCTTACTGCGGCGGAGACATCTACCCCGGAGACGTCGTATGGGCCTACGACGGAAAAAAAATCCATGCCGAATGCGCGGACGGCTACCTGATCGACGAGGTCGGCGCTGCAACAGCCCTGACAGCCCTGGGATTTGCGCGGGAGGTGGCAGAAACATGACTGCGAAAAAGGCTGCCATTTGGAAAGCCGCTCAGAGGGCCGTGCAGGGCGTCACAAAGTGTGAACGCTGTGGCGCGGTCAGCAAGGTTTTGCAACGACACCACCCGGACTACAGCAAGCCGACGGAGGTCATCGTCCTTTGCCCGCGCTGCCACGCAGCCGTCCACAAAAAGCCCCCGTATCAGTCCACCTGCGTCGTCTGCGGCCGGAAATTCGTCGCGGCGTCGCACCGGCACCGGGCCAAGCTTTGCGGCCCGGAGTGCCAGAAAGAATATTTCGCCGTCTGGCAAAGGCTCGGCGGGAGGCGCGCGGCCGGGAGGCAGACCATGCCGATCTGTGATAAAAATTGCTTTGCCTGCCCATTCCCCGACTGCATCAACGACACCATGGACGCCGACGATTACGCAGAGGCGCGCGGCCGGGACAGGCTGCTGAAATGCCCAACCGGACAAGGCCGCCGCACGGATCGCACCGTCGAGGAGCGGCGGCGCGAACAGATGGACCGCAAGAACGCCTGCAACCGAGCATGGTACGCCAAAAACCGCGAGTCCATCCTGACAGCGCTGCGGGAGCGCAGGGAGTCAGATCCCGAATATGCCGCGCAGCGCAAGGCATACCGCCGCGCGCACTATCAGGCGAACCGCGCCGAAATCATCGACCGGCAGAAGGCTTATTATCTGGCGCACCGTGAAGAATGCCTCGCTCGCAGCAAGGCCTATTACGATGCGAACCGCGCAAGGGTCGGCGAGAAGAACCGCACCTATAACGAGACACACCGCGCCGAGCGGCTGGCCACGAATCGGGCCTACCGGGAACGGCACCGCGAGGAGATCAACGCCAAAGCGCGCGAGCGCTACCGCGTGAAACAGGAGGCCAGCCGTGATATGTAACAAAGATTGCTTTGCCTGCACATTCGCCGACTGCATCAACGACGAAATGGATGCAGCGGACCGCCGCGAAAGCCGGGAGCGGGACAAGCTGCTCGGCGTCCCCCGCCGCGAGAAATGCAGCGAGAGCGCCGCAGCCGAAGAGCACCGCCGGAGGGCGCTGGCCTACTACCGCGCCCACGCCGCCGAGATCAACGCCGCCCGCCGCGGCAGCCAGCGCATCAAGGAGCAGCACCGGGCCTATTACCTGCGGAACCGTGAGGAAATTTTGGCCCGCCAGAAGGAATATAACCGCCGCCGCGCGGCCGAGAAGCGCGCGGCCAGAGAACGAAAGGAGAACTAATGAAAGAACACAAGGTGTTTGATAAAAATATGCAGTGCCGCGGCTTCCAGTACACCGAAGGGAGCATACCTGCCGTGAAATCTGTTCTTATCAGTATCCGCCCAAAGTGGTGTGAGTTAATCTCTTCCGGCGAAAAGACCGTTGAGGTGCGCAAAACGCGGCCAAAGCTGGACGTGCCGTTCAAGTGCTACATCTACTGCACGGCAGAAATTGCAAAGCATGATGCCCTCTGGATTCTGGATTATCCATCAAGAGAAAAATACTCAATTGCAGCAGTGTCCGCGTACTTAGAGAGGGCAGAAGGTGCAAGTAAAGGGAACCGCAAGGTCGTTGGGGAGTTTACCTGCAACCGAATCGACACCCTTGTCAGAATTGGATATACCGGCAGCGGGGAATTGCCGAGATACCGCATCCTGGGCATTGACTCCCATATCCAACCAGCGGAAGAACTATTCAAAGCAGCTTACCTCACAGAGTCCGAAGCAGAGAATTATCTCAAAGGCCGCTATGGGTTTGGGTGGCACATCTCCGATCTTCATATCTATGATAAGCCTCGGGAATTAGGTGAGTTTATCGGCCTACGGACAATGAAGAAAGCCTTTGAGTTTCGACTGCTTGACCGTCCGCCCCAGAGCTGGTGCTATGTGCAGGGAGGCGGGAACCTCGCGGAGGTAGAAAGATGATAATATACATTGCCGGTGGAATCACCGGCGACGAAAACTATAAGGCGCGGTTCGCGGCCGCAAAGCGGATGCTGCTGCGGGAGGGCGAGGACCGACTGGACAGCACGGCGTGGTATTACGGTTCGCCGAGGGCTGACACGGTGCTGTCCCCTGCGGAGCTTCCGGCGGACTGGCCGGGCAAGGTATACATGGACGTGTGCCTTGCGATGATCCGCGCAGCCGATCTCGTGGCGTTTCTGCCCGGCTGGGAGCAGAGCCGCGGGGCAAACCTCGAGATGGAGTACTGCTGGCACCAAATCAAGCCGGCGTACAAGATCGAGGAGGATGAACTAGAAGGGTGGATGGAGGATTGACAAGCCAGGCGTTCCTCGGAGACTGCATGGATGTGATGCGGAAATATCCGGACAAGTACTTTGATCTCGCGGTCGTCGATCCACCCTACGGAGACGGGGGGGTAACTTTAAGGGACAAGCAAAAACTCGATTCGGCGGCCGCTTCGACGAGTTCAAAAGTGACGCGGACGGGCGGGAAGTGGGCGGCAAAGTATGCAAAAAAATCGTGAGCTGGGACTATGCCCCCGGCGAGGATTATTTTGAGGAGCTTTTCCGCGTATCCAAGGAGCAGATTATCTGGGGCGGAAACTATTTTGCGCTGCCGCCCAACCGGTGCTTTTTGGTTTGGGAGAAAACCAACATCCCGGAAAAGTTTACGATGGCGATGGCCGAATACGCCTGGTGCAGCTTTAACGATAATGCGAAGATCATAAAGCTATCCAGCGGGGGCATAGTTGGCCGGTTCCACCCGACGCAGAAGCCGGAGGATCTGTATCGCTGGATTTACCGGAATTACACCAAGCCGGGGGACAAGATCTTAGATACGCACCTTGGCAGCGGGAGCAGCCGCCGGGCGGCGTATGATTTTTGCTTGGATTTCACAGGGATCGAGATCGATCCGGAATATTTTGCCCAGCAGGAGGCCGCGTGGGCGGAATACACCGCGCAGGAGCGGATTTTTTAGGAGGGGACGTGTGGCATGCTTGAGATATGTCCTATTACGTTAAAAGAGGCAAACGCCTATGTAGAGCAGCACCACCGCCATCATGAAGGTGTACGTCAGAACTGCCGGGTACAAGGCGAGAGAACGCGTTTTTGAGGCAGAAGAAGCAGTACACCGATTGCCGGTCGCCGATGTCGCGCCCGTGCGGCGCGGACACTGGATTGAGGAAAATGGCTGTCAAATCTGCTCGGAGTGCGGCGAAGAACACGAGTGGGACGAGTACAGAGCCGCATACTGCGATGTGTGCGGTGCGGAAATGGAGGTAGACAATGGGTGATTACATAAGCCGAGACATGGCGATAGCACGCCTGACCAAGGTGGAAGTGACCAACAGACTGGCCACAATGACGGATGCAAAGCGGGTAATCGCGGAAATGCCAGCCGCCGACGTTGCCCCGGTGGTGCATGGGCGGGAAACTCGTGAAGGAGGATCGACAATGATTAGCGAGGCTGTCGACAGGGCGGTAAAAGCGAAGTGGAGGGCAGATCTGATCAACATGCTGGCTGATGCCGGGCGTACGCTGGAGCACGCAAATCTAAGGGCCAATGGGAACGTATGTCAAGATATCAATGTAGGGTTGCTGTTGCTGGAAGCAGCCCGGAGCCTGCAGGAATGCCAGAGCGAGCTAGAGCCGGAAAATCCGGACGACGTGGTGGTCAAAGTCGAAGTGCCGGACCGCTGGCCTATGACAGAGGCAGGTCAGCGGCGGGCCGCGCAGGAGGCGGCTGCGCCGAAGCCCATGACCAACGGCGACCGCTTCCGGGCGATGACGGACGAGGAGCTGGCGGACTCGGAATTTTGCGAAGTGATATGCGACGATATCCCCAGATGCCTCCTCGGGGGCGTTGACACATGCAGGGAGTGCCGCATCAAGTGGCTAGGATCGCCCGCCGAACAGGAGGATACATAACATGGAAACGAATGAATTGATCACCGTGCAGCAGCTCCCCGTGATTGCGGAGCAGCTGGCAGCACTCCGCGCCGACGTGCTGGCGCAGACATCCGCAGCCGTGGCCATGGAGGCGACGGAGGAGACCCGCAAGGATATCAAGGCCATGCGCGCCGCCCTGAACAAGCAGTACAAGGAGCTGGAAGACCGGCGCGTCGCCGTCAAGAAAGAAATCCTGAAGCCCTACGAGGCGTTCGAACAGATTTACCGCCAGCAGATCGGTTCCCTGTTTACGGACGCCGACGCGCAGCTCGCCGCGAAAATCCGCCGCGTCGAAAACGGTATGAAGCACAAACTGGAGCAGGATGCCCGCGCGTACTTTGCGGAGTACGCAGCCTTCCGGAACGTCGGGCCGGATGCTCTGACGTGGGAGACCTGCGGCGTTCAGATCGGGCTGAATGATACCCCGACGAAGCTTCGCCGGGCCGTGCAGCAGAAGGTCGATACCGTCCGAGGCGAGCTGGATTGCATCGCCGCCATGGAGGATGCCGACGCCGTCCGCGCCGAGTGGAATCTGACGCATTCCCTGCCTGCTGCCGTCGCCACGGTAAAGGCTCGCAAGGCGGCCATCGAGGCGGAGCGCATCCGCCGGGAGGCCGAGGAACGCGCAGCCCTGCAGGCACAGCAGGAGGCAGAGGCCCGCGCCGCGGCGCTTGCCGAAGAGGCCGCACAGAAACCCGCTGCTGTCGTCGTGCAGCCCGTACAGCCCGCGCAGACCCCGGACGTATCCGGAATGTTCGAAGAAGAGGAACCGGCCCCGGAGGAGGGCACGCCGTGGCTCGTGGAACACTTTGTGTCCCTGTGCGGCACGCCGGAGGCCATCGCAGCGCTGCATGACGAGGCGGCCAGTTTAGATATCGATTGGGAGGAGTTACAGTGAGTGAGACAACTACACAGCCCGCCGCCATCTACGCTGCCATTATCGGCGTGATGGACGATGTCGGGGCCGTTGCAAAGGACCGCAAAAATATACAACAGGGCTTCATGTACCGCGGGGTCGATGATGTCATGAACGCCATCCAGCCCGCCATGGTCAAGCACGGCGTGTTCGTCGTGCCGGAAGTCCTGTCGCAGGAGCGGCAGGAGCGCCAGACCCGCAGCGGCGGCAATATGACGCTGACGCTGCTGCGCGTCCGCTACACGTTCTACGCCAAAGACGGATCCAGCGTCTCCGCCGAGGTCGTCGGCGAGGCCATGGACAACGCCGACAAGAGCAGCAACAAGGCGATGTCCGTCGCCTACAAGTACGCCTGTTTTCAGGTCTTCTCCATCCCGACGGAGGAACAGGATGACCCGGACGCGGAAAGCGTCACGGATACCACGCCCGTCAGGGCGCAGGAGCCGCGCAGAGCGGCGAATCCCTCTGCCGCACAGGGCAAAGCGCAGACCGCGAAGCCCAAAGCAGCAGCCTCCCCGTCGGCTCAGGAACAGGCTGCGGCCGCTGATGCCGGAATGCTCTGCATGCAGTGCGGCCGCCCCATCGGCGACCACGGCAGATTCAAAGCCGCCGAGATCGCCCGCAACGCCCGCAACAGCTTCGGCGTCCCGCTCTGCTGGGACTGCGCAACGGGCGAGCTGAAGAAGCAGAAGGAGGAGGCCGCCGCCAATGCCGGAAGCTGAGATCATCGCGACCGGCTCCAAAGGCAACGCCGTTCTGCTGAGCGGCTGCGTGCTGATCGACTGCGGCGTGCCACTGAAAACGCTGGAGCCGTACATCCCCGCCCTGCGGTGCGTGCTCATCACGCACCGGCACGGCGATCACCTGAAGCTGCCGACGCTGCGCGCGGTCACGGAGCGCCGCCCCGGCCTGACCGTCATTTGCCCGGAGGATTGCGCGGGCCTGATCCGGGAGTCCTGCCCCATGGCGCAGGTGCTCCCGGCCATTCCCGGCCACTCGCTCTGCCTGCTCGGGCAGTCCGGCCCGGCCGTCCCGTATGAGCCGGATATCTTTATCCGCGCGTTCCCGGTCCCGCACGACGTCCCATGCCTCGCCTACTGGCTGCTCGTCGGCAGCGGCACCGCGTTTTACGCCACAGATTGCAAAGATCTGTACGGCGTCGAGCCGCCGTCCGCTGACCTGTACCTGATCGAGGCCAACTATGCCGATGCCGACCTGCAGGCCCGCACGTCGGCCGCGCTGGATCGCGGCAGCGCTTCCCATGAGCGCCGCGTCCGGGAAACGCATATGTCCCGCGAGGACGCCATGCAATGGCTGATGGAGCATGCCCCCGCCGACGCGCAGGTCATCCTGCTCCATCAGCACCACGAAGAGGAGAGGCCCGAATGAGAGATCAATTTACATTTTCCCGCACGTTCTGGGAGGCGATTTCGCCCCTGCCGAAGACCGTGCAGGTAGAGGCCATTATGGCGCTGTGCGCCTATGCCTTGGATGACGTCGAACCGGACGGCCTGTCGCCGATGGCGGCCGCCCTGTTCCTGTTGGTGCGGCCGTCGCTGGATGCCTCGGCAAAGATGTCGGCCGGAGGAAAGAAGCGCGCAAAGCGGCCGCAGCCCGCCGCCGAAGATCCGGCTCCGCAGGCAGAACCCCGAGAGGAACCGGCCCCGGAGGAAGCCCCTTCCGAAAAAAAGGCCCCGGCAAAGCCCCCCGCTCCGCCGAAGAAGGCCCGCGCGCCCTATGGATGGGTCAAGCTGACCGACGCCGAGTACGAACGCCTTTGCCGCGATCTCGGCGAGGCAGAAGCGACGTACTGGATTCGCCTCGTCGACGAAATGGCGCAGTCAACGTACAACAAAAACGGATGGAAGGACTGGAATCTGACCGTCCGGCGCGCCGCCCGTGAAAAGTGGGGGTCGCGTCGTACCGCAGACAAGGCCTCCGCCCGGAATGCGCAGTACCAGACTCACGACAGCACGTCCGTATCCCCAATTGCGCAGGCGGCCATTGAGGCCATGCTTCAGGAGGATGCCGCATGCTGATTCAATGTCCGCGGTTTCGGTATCTGTCGCCCCGTCGCATCAACTGCGACGGCGGGACGGTACAGTTAAAGTCAGATCCGCAGCGTGACGCGCACTATGAGGCTGTTTGCTGCGGGAGCTGGCCGCGCTGTGAAATCTATCGCCGCGCGCAGAAGGCCGGGACACCCGGCAGAAAGGGAGGCAAAACATGATGAGAATGGCTTTTGAGGATGTCGTCAAGTGCAAGCTCCGGCGGCTCGGAAAGACGCAGGCGGACCTTGCGGAAGCTCTGAACTACTCGCGCAGCTACGTCAATTCCATTATGCTCGGCCGGAGAAATCCGGACGTCGAGCGTAAAATTCTGCTCATACTCGAGCAGTGGGACGAGCAGCGGAAGGCGGCCCGCCGATGAGGGGCCGCCCGCCGGGAACGCCGGATATCGGGGTAAATCACTGCCCCGTCTGCGGGAAGACGATCTACACCACGGCCCAATGGGGATACCAGCGCCGGGAGAAGCACGGCGCGCGGATCTATTTTTGTTCGTGGAGCCACCTGCGACGGTGGGATGCCGCGCAGGAGCCTGCAGCAGAAGAATTCAAGCGCACATAGCGCAGGAGGAAGCACATGCTCAATTTAATTTGTATCACCGGCCGCCTCGTCGCCGACCCGAACCTGATCGAGTGCGCCAGCGGCACGAAGGTTTGTAGATTCACCATCGCCTGCGACCGCGACGTGAAGGATGCCAACGGCGAGAGAGCCACCGATTTCGTCGATTGCATCGCATGGGGTAAGGCTGGTGAGGCCATCGCCGCCTTTTGGTCGAAGGGCCGCCTGATCTGCCTGTGCGGCCGCCTGCAGATCAGGCACTATACCGCAAAGGACGGAAGCCAGCGCCGGTCTGCAGAGATCAACGTCCGGCAGACGTGGTTCTGCGACAAGAAGTCCGACTTCCCGGAGCAGGGCGCGGGCTACGAGTCCGGCCACTTCGTCGACGCGTTCTCGGACAAGCCGCAGGGCCAGCTTGACTTGCTGACCGGAGACGACGGCGACTTCCCGTTCTGATGCAACGATTCGTAATACCGGGCGCGCCGGAAGGCAAGGCGCGCCCGCGCTTTACCCGCACCGGCCACGCATTTACGCCGCAGCGGACCCGCGACTATGAGGAGTGCGTCCGCACCGCATGGACGCAGAGCGGATACACCATGCTGGACGGCCCAATTGCCGTCCGCATCTACGCTTACCACCCCTGCAACAAGAGCGATTCCCGCCCGACCGTCCTGCGAAAGCTGGCCGGGAAGCTCCTGCCGACGAAGAAACCGGACTGGGACAACATCGGCAAGATCATCTGCGACGCGCTCAACGGTCTCGCCTATGCCGACGATGCGCAGGTCACGGACGGCCGCGTTGTCAAGCGCTATTCCGCTGAGCCGCGCGTCGTCGTGGAGCTGGAGTCCGACTCCGGGAACATCGGATAACAAAAGCCCGCCGGGTTCCGGCGGGCTTTTTGCAGGGCATCAGGCTGCGGCCAGCAGGCCGCGGATGAAATGGTAGATCATGGCGAGCTGTTCGGTCGTGGCTTTTCTCAAGAGCTTCTGAATCGCGGGAATGTATTGCATACCGTCCTCCGTTTCCCCCTGCCCCCTGATTATGCCACGTCAACACCACCCGCGTCAACGATTTGAAGGAAAATGTCCCGATATCGGGACATTTTTTGTGTGCCTCTTGGACTCCCGGTAAAGTTGTGATATGCTGCAGTCAAGAGCGTCCGCGATCAGGTCCAGCTGATTCAGCGTCGGACTCACCGCCTCCGTCTCGATGCGCTGCAGCGCCGTCTTGGATACCCCGCTGCGCCGCTCGAGCTCCCGCAGCGACAGCCCCCGCGCGCTGCGGGCCTGCCAGATCAAAACCTTAACCACAAAAACACCCCGGACTTAGTATGCCCGAAATGCGCAGAAAAAGCAAAATCTTGACGTGCGAGGGCGTATGCGGTATATTGAGCGCGTGGGAGCAGGAAAGGAGTCCAAAATGGCCAAAAGAGAAAACGGCAGCGGTTCCATCGTCCGCCGCCGCTATGCCCATCATACCGCCTACGTCGCCTATGCTCCGGCGACCTACGAATTAAACAAGTCCGGCAAGCCCCGACGGATCTATAACAACCTCGGGAGCTACGCCACCCGCGCCGAAGCCCGCGAGGCCCTGCACCGCTGGGCAAAGAACCCCGTCACCGCCGTCCCGGTCACCGTGCAGCAGGTCTATGAGCAATGGCATAAAACAATGGAGATCACAACGAAGCCGCAGACCGCGCGCATATACGTCACCGCATGGAAGCGCGTCCAAAAAGTGAAGAACGGCAGTTTTGTGCAGCGCATGATCCGAGATGTGTCCGCAGGGGAGCTGCGCGAGGTCGTCGCCGATCTGTACGCGCAGTACGCAAAGCATACGGCAACCCTGTCGAGGTTCGTTCTCGCTTCAACGTTTAAGCGCGCCTACGAAAACGACTACGTTGAGCGGGATAACATGCAGTTCATCAGCGTCCGGGCAGAGGACAGCCTGCCCAAAAATCGGGCATTCACAAGCGGCGAGTTCCGGACGCTTAAAGAACGCTGGGGCGAAGTCCCCGGCGGGGATGCCATGCTCGCGCTCTGCTACCTCGGCTTCCGCGTCTCGGCCTTCTGCGCGCTCGACGTGGCCGATTATGACCCGGCGCAGCACATTATTCGGGGCGGAATCAAGACGGCCGCGGGCAGGGGGCGCATCGTCCCCGTGCATCCGGATATCATCCCGATCGTGGAGCGCTGGGCCGCAGCCGGGCCGGGCCCGCTGTACCGGGATAAAAACGGAAAGCGTTACAGCGCCGAGCGCTTCAGGCTGCAGGTGTGGGCCACAGCGCGGGCCGCGCTTGGCCTCCCGGACGATCTCACGCCCCACTGCGCCCGGCACACCTTCGCAACCAGACTCGCCGCCGCCGGTGCGCGCCCCGAAGATATCACGCGGATGATCGGGCACACAAACTACAAAACGACCAGCGACATTTATGTGGATCAAGACCTCGAAACGCTTCGCGCCGCAATGAATCTCGTGGACTGACCCGTAGCAACCGCGTAGCAACCGCGTAGCAACGCACCCAATGCGCTAAAATAGAGCCAACATTTAGCGAGCTGTTTTGCGGAAAATTTGCGTAAAATCCCCGAATTTCGCGATTTTTACGATTGTGACGAGTCGAATATGAAAATTCACAAATTTCATAAAGCCCCTAAAAACCGCCGTATACGCACGTTTTTCGGGGTTTTTACGCGGCCGCGTAGCAACCGCGTAGCAACCCCGAAATGGTGTCAAGGCTTGTCCATGTTGTAAATTGTCCGAATCTTATTTTTTACCTCTGCGCTGTAGCTCGTGCTCGCAAGCCACTGCGCAAAGCGCTTGTCCGACCACTGGCCGCTTGGGCAGTACTCGTCCTTGCCACGCAGGAACTCCGCGTAGACCTTCGGAGCAAGCCCGGCCTGCCGGAACTCCTCGCACCGCCAATCCGTGGTGTAAAGCTCCATCAGGGCGTATTTGTCCTTGTCGCTCACGCCAGACTGTTTTGCAATCAGCTCAATGCGCTGCACCGTGCGGACGGAGCTGTAAGTCTTGCTTGCCGTGTCGTCCTTCGCGCGGTCGTACTCGTACTTCGCGTCGGATTTCTGCTCCGGCTGAAGCGCGCGGATCGCGTCGCTGACCTTCATTGCCTTGTCCGTGCCGACGATTTTCGCGGAGGCCTCGTACTTCTCGGTGTTCGCAGGCGTCTGTGTGAAGAACGTCCCGTAGGCATCAAGCACGGCGTCCTTCTGCTTCTGGCCCCAGCCGCTCTGGCCGGAGACCCATGCGGAGAACCGCTCCTGCCGCGTCGTGGCGTCGAGAATGGAATCCCGGTTGAGCTGATCGCGGTACAGGCGGGCCGCGTAAGCCTCGGCAACAGGGATGCCGGAATCCACGAGGTCGAACAGCGCCTTGTCGGAGTCGCCGTCCTTTACCGTGTACCCAACTCCCGCAGAGATTTTGCCGTATTTATCGGCGAGCTGGCCGACTTTTTCGAATGCTCCCACACGTTCCTCGTCGGTCATCTCGTCGTACTGCTTACTGACAAGCAGCGCGCCCATCATCTCTGCGGCCTGCGTACCATACTCCAGGCTGTAGCGGTCGTACTGATCCTTTGTCAGGCGCTTGCGCTCCCCGTTGACGGTAATGGTATATCCGCGCCGCGTCGGCGCGGCGTTCGTGCCGGTCGATTCTTCCAGCCGCTCCAGCTCCGCATCAAGGTCGGTCTCCATCACGTCGGAGACGTATGCCGGATTCAGGAAGGAATTGAAGAATCGTTCAACGACGTTGCCCTTGTCCTGCGTCCGGCCGTACTCATCCACAAATTCCGCCTGCCGGTCGTCGAAAACGAGCGACAGCGGCGTTTTGCGGAGCATCTTCCACGCGCTTTTCGTGAGCTTCTTCAGGAAGCCGGTCGGGATGTCTCCGGTATAGGTGTAGGTGCTCTCGTCGCTGATCGTCTGCGTTGTCTGGCTGAGCAGCGTCGGGATGCCCTGCGACAGGTAATTCATGAACGGCTCCGCGAATACGCCCCACGCGATACCCGTGACGTCGTTGCTGCTGTCGGCGTAGCGGAAGGAATCCAGCAAGTCAGAGACGCCGGACAGCATCGACATCTCAAACATAGGCTGCAGCATCGTTCCGGCGGACGTGACAAGCGCATCAAAAGTATACGCGCCGTCGGCCGACATATCGCTTGCCATTGCCCCCATCATGAGCGGGACGATAGACGGGGATAGCCAGTCCAGTGTGATATTTTTGTCCCCAATCGTGATGGAATACGACTGGATGCCCTTGCGCTCATCGTCGTCATCTGCCGCTCCGTGGATGATACCGGCATTGGCAAGTACAAAGCCAGCCCCGAACAGCGCCGTGCCGACGATACCCTGTGAGAAAGACTCAATGATCTGCGACTTGGAGTAGCTCAGCGGCCGATCTGCCCGCTTATCCAGTGCGTATCGGACGAGCTGCTGAATACCCTGCGCAATGCCGAGCGGACTGTATTCCACGGAGCGCACGGCCACGTTGGCGGGCGTAGAGCGGAACGGCAGGATGCCCTGCATCAGAACACCCCAGAAATTATCCTTGTTCGGCAGCTTCTTCATGAGCTTCGAGAAAGCATTGAGATCGCGGAACGTTGCTTTCTGCGCCTGATTTACCGCGTAGTCCTGCAGCTCGTTCACGGCCTCCTGCGGGACGCCGCCCTTGCGGGCGAAATCCTCCGCAGTGTAGCCTCTGGCAAGCGCGGCCTGCACGAACGAATTGACGTAATGATGCCGCAGGAATCCGGCGTCGCCGAATCCTGCATCATTCATTGCCCATTCCGTTACCGCCTGCCACTGCTTGAACACTGGTGCGGTAAACGTGCCGTTCTGTTCACGGATCATCTGGCGAAGGGCATTCTCCAGATTTTGCGAGTATTTCCCCTCGCCGCGAAGCGCATCCTGAACCTCGTCTGTGTAGTAGTTCTTCGAGATGAATTCCGCCAGCGCGCGGCCCTTCTTCGTGTTCCGCGCCCACAGCGTCGCCTTCGTGCGCTCTTCCTTCGGGATGAACAGCTCCAGCCCGGCCCCGACGGTATCGCGCAGGCGCTTCGCGCCGGTCATGCCGAGGTTGCCCGCGACGTTGCGGATTATGGTCTTGGGATTGCCCAGCATGCACAGATAGCGCCACGCGTTCCAGCGGTCGGCGAGCGTCTTGGGAACCTGTGCGGCGATATCGCGCTTCAGATTTTCCTCTGCGAGCCGGATTGCCTGCTCGTCGCCGAACTTGAGCGCCTGATAGTACGCCTCCACGAGGTCGGGATTCATCTCGACTTGCACGCCGTTCGGCAGCGTGGCGTTCAGGCTATTGATACCGCGCTGGATCAGTTCAACTCTGTCAGCCGGATTCAGCCGCTTGACAAGCCGCATCAGTGCGAGCACTTCGCCCGCCGCCGTCGCGGAGTTGTTCAGCGCGGTCATGACCTCAAGGGACATATCGTGATACATCTGCCGTTCGGAGGAACCCTTCTCAGCCGCCGCCCAGAGCTTCTGAAGGTCGGCGTAGAGCAGCACGCCACGGGCGAAGTTCCGCGCGGTCTGCTTCTTGGCGTTCTCCGACGTCCATTCTACGACGGCCTGCGTCGGCGTGCGCTCGTTGAGCCATTCCGCCGCCTGCTGGCGCATCTCATCGAAATTCCATCCCCTGCGATTAAACATGCCCTGCACGATCGCGTCCTCGATCATGCTGACATCCTGCGTCGCTGCGGCCTCGATAAACGTCCGCGTGCCCTGCTGCACCTTGGTCTTCCCGTCCATGCTCTTCGGGACGTCCACGATGTGATTGTCTCCCCTCGGGTTTTCGCCCGGCGGGATCGCGCCGTACTCATTGGCGGCGTGGCTCAGCGGGTCAAAACCGGACGGAGCCGCGCCGACGGACGTCGTGTCACCGCGCCGCTGCGCAAGCAGACTGTCGCGGTAGGCCATTGCTTCGTCGTATCCATCTTTCCCGTAGATCGGCAGAGCGTGGAGCTGATCCGTTGCCATATGCTCGTACTGCCCAATGTTTGCGGCGACCGTTTCGGCGGAATCGCCGTTGTGCACCATGAAGTAGATATCCGGCGTCCCCTTACTGGAATCCCAGCCGGGGTTGGCATACTCCTCGTTGAACTCCACTCGGGCGACGGGGACAAACCCGTAGTTTTCGTATACGCGGACAAGCCCTTCGCCGTAGCAATCCAGTTTATCCCCGCCCAGTTCAATCGCGCGGGGCATGATTGCTTCCATCGAGCCTTTGACCCCCGTTTCCGCATTGCGGAACACAGCCTGAATGTCCCCGTCGGCTGCGATCGCCGCACCTGCGGAACCGTTTGCCGCCAGAACCATTTCGTGGCCGCCCAGCTCCTCCGCCGTTTTCGGGGTAACGGCCCATCCATTGCGAGAGTCCGCAGCTCTCGCCGCATCGAGTGCAGAAGAAAAAACAGCGCTGTCCTGCGAAGATAGAATCTCCGTAGTGACAACGCCGCCGCTGCTTACTGTTACGCTCCTACGCTCTCGAAGGCCGCGTAAATCTCCTCGTCCGAGAGTCCGTCCTTCCGACATGCGTCGATCGTTTTCCGCAGTCGTTCCCCGTACTCCTTTTCCAGAAGCTCCGTGTAATTGATCGCTTCTCTCGCCATAGGTCGCACCTCCGTCCATTCTGCTTCCAGTATAACCGGGATTTTCGGCGTTGTCAATATTCAATTGTGCCGCCAGCTGTTCCGCTGCGCTCACAGTCTGCGCGCCTTCACCGCGACCGGCCTGCAGCTCCTTGAGGCCGCTGACGATTCGCTCGATTCGCTCCTGCCATGCGCCGGAGACCGTCCGCTCCGTCATCCGCTCAAAGTCGGCGAGCGCCTGCTCGTTGCCAAGGATCGCCTGCGCGCTCTCCTGCGTCGCCGGAAGCGTCGCGACGTCCAGATCTGCGAAACCGTACTGCTCGGCCGCGCGC